CACCTGCTTGTTCCTTGCCCCAAGGTAATAGAGCACATAACATATTGCCTGCCTTGCTTTCCCAAGATTGCCATATTTGAATGACGAATCAAACTCATCAATGCTGACTCCATAGACATCACATACAATCTCTTTCAGTCTGGCAAAGTCAAAGTCATCAGGCAATATCCTTGACATCTCTTCTTCTGTCTCCCTGATGATGGCCGGGTAGTTTTCATCAGCACCCATCTTTTCTCCCAGCTTCTTCAGGAATTGTCTTGTGTAGGTTTTCATGGCTGTCACAATTTAATGTATTTGCCTTTTATTTTGGATCTTTTAAGTCTCTCATCGGCCTCCTGTCCGTAAGCTATAAGAACTGATGGCGCACCAGAATTTGCCTTAGCACTTGACCCATCTGTGTAACAGAAATATAATCTCCCCCTGATGAATAATACAGACGTGGCCTTCTTCCAGACATACTTAAAAAACATATCTGTTTCTGTTCTTGCAAAGATTAAGGCAATCCCATTATTGTGAAGTACCATCCTCTCGAGCCAAGTTCCTGTTTGTATTCCATAAGGAGGATTACACCAGACAAATCCTTCCCATGCTTGTAAAAGCCCATTGTCTTCTATAGTGAAATGTCTTCTGGCCATCTCCCAAGGACGAATGACCGGGGCACAAGGATCAAGGTCAAATGGCCCGAGGTCAAAAATGATGTTTGGAGGTGTCAGCCATTCATCATTCAGCATCTTTGGTGATTGATGTGATCCTATCCCGCTCATAAGTCAGTTTTTTTGATCTCAAGTTCTTCTCCTGTCAGTGCAAAGTATAGGTTCTGAAGCTGGTGAACATACTGAACTCTGGTTATGTCCCTATAACTACCAACAGAAAATACAAATACCCACATTTGTAGCTTCCCGTTAAATGTAAGTTTCATTAACCCGGAGAATAGTCGCTGATGCACCCCCATAGCATACCCCCGCCCGTCTTTAGTAAACCCGAACTTCAAAAGCCATTCTTTGGTGAGGGGGATAGGCTTGGTTATTGGCAACTTATCCTCATGCAGTTGGAAATCAGACATTGCATGAATATCCCCAGAAGTGACACATAAAATACCACTTGGTCTCTCAACATAATTACCAATTCTGAGTTCACTTGCTTTCATAAATGTATCCTCACTTTATTCCAGTAATCAATGGTCATCGGGCCAGAGCCATTCCAGCTTTTTGCGGCCTGCTCCAGAGTCTTCCCCTGTGCAAAGAACATAAAGATCTCCTTTGACACATCCTCACTCATGCAGTCCTGAAGTGTGTACTCTTTCCCGGTGAGCCTGTTGTAATGTTCAACCCTTGGAGGCTGTATGCATGAGATCCCAACACTGGGCAACCCGTTGATGTCAATGATCCATGTGTTGGGGTTGTTCCCTGTCTCCACATAACAGACAGCCCACCATAGCCTCTCCAGCTCATTGATTGCCTCTCCTGCCTTGATGTATGCATACTTCACACCAGATGGTGCAAGCAATTGCATTGAAATGGACAAAAGGATGATAATTAAGATTGCTTTCATAACTTTCATAAATATTTCGGCAAGGAAACCCACCGTTCTTCAGACGGTGGGAGGAATTGCCGCCTCAAAGTTAAATTAAATTTTGGTATTTCAAACAAATGAATTATATTTGTGCCGTGAAACTGACATTGCAGATAAAATTGTTGCCTGATAATAAACAGGCGAACACTCTTAAAGATACTCTGAAAGAGTGTAATACTGCCTGCAATGAAATTTCTAAGCGATGTTTTGAAAAGAAAGTTTGGGGACAATACAAAATCCACCATGAAGTATACTACTCTGTAAAATCTTCTTTCAATCTTTCCTCTCAAATGGTTGTCAGATGTATTTCTAAAGTTGCTGATAGTTACAAGTTGGATAAGAAAGTTCAGCGAACTTTTAAGCCATTTGGTAGTATTGCTTACGACAGCCGTGTGCTTACTTACAAACAAAGCGAAGTATCTATATGGACTATAAATGGCAGATTGAAAATTCCGTTTGTTTGTCACAATCCTAATTATCTGCCTTACATAAAGGGAGAAGCGGATTTGGTGTTTAAGAAGGGTAAGTTTTACCTGTTTCAAACGGTTGAAGTTCCAGAAGAAGAAGTAAGAGATGTTGAGGAATTTATCGGTTGCGATTTTGGGATAAACTCCATAGTTACAACTTCTGACGGTATTAACCATTCTGCCGAGTGGCTTAATACTTATCGTGAACATCGGCAAAAGGTTCATAGTTCTATTCAGGCAAAGGCAGACACTTCTAAGCGTTCTACTAAAAGAAACGCAAGGAAGTGTCTTAAACGGCTTTCTGGCAAGGAGAGAACAACGAGCAAAATAATCAATCACACTATTGCAAAATCCATTGTAAAATCTGCAAAGGAACAAGGAAAAGGAATTGCCCTTGAAGACCTTACCAATATCAGGTTTACTTCTAATCGTAGAACTAAAAAGTTTAGAACAAAACTTGGCAAATGGAACTTTGCAGATTTGAGAGCAAAACTTGAATACAAGGCTTTGCTTAATGGTGTGCCATTGGTTGTAATTGAACCCGCATATACGAGCCAAACTTGCTCGATATGCAAAAATATCGGCAAACGAAGCAATAAATCGTTTTGCTGTGAAAACTGCGGACACAATGAAGATGCTGACTTTAATGCCAGCAAAAACATTGCTACGCTTGGGAGTGCTTATGTAAACCACTCTGAAAAATCGGCTATGTATTGCTCTATTGCTTTGCATCGGTCAGGTTTAAAGCCCAATGGTCTTTAGCCAATGGGTAGTTTACTTTAAGGTTAACTGGCCAATTATATACATGATAATGCAAGTCCCTGCCACCACAACAATTATCAGGTAGCCAAGGAATATTATGGTCTTGAAAGTTGTTTTCATCTCCTTCTGAAGTCTTTGCATTTGAGAACAATAAAATTGAACAGACTGTACATCCTGCTGATTATTCTGTCATCATATTTATCTTCAAGGATATCCTTGGTGAAATTAGTTGTCCCAAAGGTAAGCAGTCTGTGTGAATATCTTTCAGCAATGACATGACCTATGACATCAAGGGGATTGCCAAAATATTTGACATGTTCTGATTCAGTGCCTATGTCATCAATACAAAGAACATACCTTTGACAGTATGCCTCAATGCCATCAAAAGCATTATTCATAAAATAGTTTACAAGCTGGTTCACATCAACTATGTCATAATTCATCCTGTATGTCCTGCCGTTCATTATGAACTTGATATCATCAATCTGCCTGTAGATGTTCATGATTTGCATTGCAAGGGTCTTGCCAGTGCCAGTCGGCCCCATGAGCATGAGTCCCTTTGAGAGCTCCCCATTGAATTGAGGATCAGCATGGAAATACCTTATCAGCTCCTTATAAAACTCAACTATCTCTGGGATCATTCTGAAATCAGGGTTGATGCTCCTGCCAATGCGCTCAACTACAGTCAGCGCAATGTCCATCTTGTATGGCATGTACTTAATTCTGTGTATCCCAGATGTTGTTGATCCGCTTAACACTTCTTTGAGAATGTCTGTCAGTGGTTTCATTATTTTTTTCCTTGAATAAGCCAGCATAATTTTTGGACATGGAATAATCAATCATCTGCCTTGCTGTTGTCAGATTGCCATCTGTGTCTTTCAAAAACACAGAAATAAGTTTTCTCATCCCGGTCTCCTTGTAAGACTCCCCCCTCTCAGATTTGTATTTGAGCCACTCAAGCAGGAGATCATTGAATCCTTCAGGGAGGATGATTGAATTTTCAGAAATGACTTTTTGAAATAGATCTTCATAATTTCCTTCTCTTTTCTTTTTGTCATTGCCATTGTTATTGTTATTGTTATTGTCATTGCCATAACAGTTACCTAACTGTATCTTAACAGTTAAATTTTCTTCATCCAGTAGGTTATATTTTTTCAACATCTCAATAGCAGATTGTTGTGCTCTGGCCTTGGAATGCGGAAAGCCGGGATATTGAAATTCGATGAACTTTGGGATGAAGAATAACTGTTCCCTAACAGTTACCAAACGGTTACCTAACTCTTTGATTGTTTGTGCTAAGTCTTTAACATCTGTTTGTACTTTGCAAAGTTTAACATTCAGCCTCAGCATTCCAGCATGATCACACTTGGTTATAAAATATAACCATAAGATCTTGGCATCTTTTGACAGATCCATGAACCAGTCATCATCAAAAATACCTGTATCAATGAATCTCTTGCTCATCTCAACACCTCCCAAAAAAAGAAGCCAGCCCCAACAAAAAACCCCTCAAGGCAGAAGCGACTCTGTAACCTCTTTGGGGTTGATTGCCGAAAGCTGGCTATTTCAGTAAATAGAAATCCTTGTATTGTCCTGATCGTCCTGCTCTGGATAGGATTTCCAAGCTTTCTGAGATCAAATATCCTGGCTGATAACCTGAAACATCCAAACAACCTAAGTGCTTCAAGTCCTGTGATAGTATTACCATCATTGAGATGATGAAGTATCAGTTTGTTATGAGTTTTTGTGTTCATTCCTCTTTATTTAAATAGTCATCAATTATTTTTTTTGCATGATCAAAACCAATAGCAAAGACTGCCTGATATCCTGCCCTCTCAAGATCCAACATACAATCATCCTGCTCTTTGAGATGTGGAGAGGTGAAAGACCCATCCCTTTTATACAGCTTCAGTCCTTCAGCTTTCAGTTCAACAAACAAGCCTCTGAAACCATGCCTTCCTTCAGCAATGAAAAGGTCTGGCCAGCCCTTGCCCCCCTGAATGCCCTTGAGCATGCCTGCCTGTGTCTTTGTCAGGTGCAGTCCTGTGGGATCAAAGTGGAACATAACCTCAGGGTATTGAGCCCTGAGGTAGTATGCCACCTGTCTGTAAAGTATGTATTCTGCTGAATAGCCTCTTCTTCTCATTTCACCAGAAACCTTCTTGATCCCTCAACTGCCTTCTGGTACTGCTCCCAGAGATCTGGGTGCTCAAGCTTGAACCTGTCCCTGTCAAATGTTGTCCCGGGCTTGCTGGCCTTCCATGTGAACAATGTCTTGCCATTATGCATGACAGCCTCAGCATCTCTCATGTAGAATTTGATCTGGCCTGTCAGCTCCTCTTCCTGTTCCTCAAGCTGTTTGATGGTCTCCTTCACATTCACCAGCTTCTCATGTGCAACAGTTATCTCAGCTGAGGCCTGAATGACAGCCCCCTCCCTGTGCTTCTGGAACATCCTCTCAACATCAGCTGTATTCAATGGCTCTGGGGGGATGTCCTTGAGGACATTCTCATTCCAGAACCTTGATGCTGTGTCAATCATAAATTCAAAGAACTCCCTGTCAAACTCATATTCCCTGTATTTGAAGTCCAGCCCTCTCTCAAGCCATGCTACAGCTCCATACATGAGCCCCATGATGCCAAGATACCACTGGAGCTGGCAGAACCAAGCCTCACTGACATCATCATAGGTCTTCTGTGTTGTCTTACACTCAAGTATTCCCTTTCCCACCCTTGCATTTGCAATGTACCTCCTGTCAGGTGTTCCCAGTGCAAATTGGTACTTTGGATGAACCACTGTCTTCTGATCAGCACTGGCCTTGATGATCCTGTGCTTCGTCTGCCTCTGGAAGTATTCAGCCACAGCACCCTCAAGGATCAGCCCTGCCTCAGTGTACTTGTTTGAGACACCATTTGACTCCCTGCCTGTCTTCTCAAGCCATACCTTGTAAGGTGAGCTGTATTCAGACATCCCAAGGATAGCCCCTATCTCAGAGCCTCCTATACCTTTTTTTCTTAATTCCATGTCAAGAGTTGCCATTGTATATGAATTGAAGGGTTTTTAACTGGTCTTTCAGGTTTTTAACATTGTTGATATTGTCATAGGATTTCCTGAGTTCCTTGGGATCTCCAGACTGGTCCTCTCATCCAGAGGTTAAACCTCTCACTGATCAGCTCAAGTTTTGAAGTAATGACATCCCTTGTATGAGGCTGTTGACAAACTGAGTGTCAAGCTGCTTCTGCTTGAGACGGTCCCATTTCTGAGTTGAAGAATTGTTGATCATGGTTAAAAGAAATAATAAATTTATGACGCCAGTTTGC